CTTTGGCAAGGATTCAAGGACGCGCATCCACCTGATCGCGATCCGAGAATCCTCCATCCACTATTTTCAGGATGGTGTAAACGTGCTATTGCGCGTGCAGTCTCAAAAGGAGATTTCTCTTTCCTTTATTCTCTTCAAAAGGGAGCCAAACAATCATGGCCTCCTCTAGGAGAGATAAAGAAAATGGAATCTTTATTGAAACATATGCAACGATTATCGACTCCTAAAGAAGGACTACCGGATGATCTCCGGGAATCCATCGAAAAGGAATCTTTAACCGTTTTTCGCAATACAAATGACCCTAAGAGAAAATTTTCTCTTGGTTCAAAGTTTATGCCAAGTGGATCTGCTTGCTTACAAGCCTCTCGCCGTGAAGGCGGGGCGTTAAGTCTGTTTAGCAAATACACATATCCCTGGGATAGTCAAGAATCCAAAAAGATTGGACTCTTGCCTGTATTGGTTCATTCTATAAATGATTGGCGTCAGACAGAATACGAAAAGTGTGTTAATACACTAGTAGACAGTCTTTCGTCAGTTACTTCGGATGATCCGAGACCCTTATATGTAGATATCGTTCCTTTAGCTGAACCAGCTAAATTCCGGATTATCTCAAAGGGAGATGGATATCTTTATACTTCTCTTCAACCAGTCCAAGGACTAATGATTGAAGATTGGAAGAAGACGTACGCTTCAACGATGCTCAAGCCCGATCTTACAGATCGAGTTAATGAGATATCGTCTGAATTACCCGAACTACCCTTTTGGTGTTCAGCAGATTATAGCGCGGCCACGGATCTCCTCAAAAAGGAATCTTCTATGGCTGTACTAGAAATTCTCGAGAATCTTCCTATGAAGAATCTTTGCGAATTCGCTATGATCGGTGCTGTAGCTCGGTATCCTAACGGCATGAAGGTTTATGCATCGGAAGGTCAACTTATGGGTCACCCCTTAAGTTTTCCTTTATTATGTGTCATAAACCTCAGCGTGTACCATTGTTCTATACGAAGATGGATTAAAGATTCAACTAATAAGAAGATTCTTAAATACCGTCAACGTTTAGGAAGGAAGATGTGGAGAAATGTGATCGTGAATGGCGATGATATGCTATTCAAATGCGATCAATCCTTCTACGAGATATTTAAGATAACAGCATCTGATGCTGGTTTTAAATTGTCTGTAGGTAAGAATTATCTCTCCACGCGTGCTGCGATGATTAACTCTCAACTATTTGAAGCTCGGAAGAGCGGTAAAATGGTTAGAGTAGGTTATCTCAATCAGAGACTCTTGAAAGGTAATAATATCAAACAAGACTCTTCTGCCACGCCAACCCAAATTGCTGTCTCGACTTCAGAAATGCTGCAATACTGCCCTTGGGCAGCATGTGCGATTCCTGAAATTATGTCAAGATGGAAAAAGGATTGGTTTGGACGCTATCAACCTAATTGGTACGTGCCTGTACACCTTGGAGGAATGGGAATAGATCGAAAGTGGGCTCCTGAAGATTTTAAAATAACAAAATCTCAGAGAGAACTCGCTGCTCGATTTGTTCATGACCCTACCATGGCTCTTTATCGTATGAAAGGAATGGATATTCCTACTGCGAAATTGAGCGGTGCACTGGCAAGCTGGAGGATGGTACCCGGTGACTATGTTCAAAGTGAATCTGAATCATCTGCCATACAAGATAAGTGGTTAGAACGGTTGGCTTATGCCGCCCGTGCTCACAACGGTTCGAGTATGGTAAGTGACAAAGTATTCATTGAGAAATTTAAGCCACAATATCGTTTAAAACCTATGAGTGATCAAGGTCTTGAACTTTATTGGAATGCACAAGTCTTTGCATCCCGGTTACCTTCCTGTCCGCCTATTGGACGAATCAAACTTCCGAAGGCTCTACGAAAGTAGAGTCTTTCCGTCCCTGGGGGGGGACGTTAAATATTCTCTCATGGGGTTGTCATCAGTAATAGTCCAAAACGGTGTTTGAACCTGCTTGCAGGGAATAACTTAATATTTCCGTACTAAACAAAACGTCTAGAGACTGCACGGCACTTCCAGATTGATCGATATGATCCTCTTTGTCCAAAGAGGTGATCGAAATGATCTCTGGTTTGATGATGATGGACAGTCCTTTGATTTATTCACAAAGGATCCCATATAAGGAATAATTAATAGTTTGAAATCAAGACATCTTTCCAAAATGTCTTCCCGAACTAATATGAAGAAGGGCTCTAACAGCCAGAATGTTAGAAGAAACCAACCTTTGGCAAGATCTTATAATAGATCTGGACCAGGTGTGATGGTAAGTCGAGGTCCAATATGTGTGGATCTGGAATTTGGTACCGTAGCGGGTTCGACTAGTTATAGTCCAACTCTTTACGAAATCCAACCAGGTCTAGACACATTTACTGGTCTCTCAACTGAATTGAGTTTATACGATAGGTATAAAGTTGTGAAACGCGTGGGTATTAGGTATTCGGCATCAAATGCGGTCATGACCACTCCAGGTATTATCTACCTTGGGGCGGACTTTGATCCAAATGATGCCGCACCTCCATCCTCGGCGGCACTTACGAACTATGAATACAATGTACGTGGTTCTGTTAATACAGACCATATACTATGGATTCCGGCTAGTAAGATACATGAGATGGTCAAAACGAAGAAGGTCCGATGTGGACCTGTTTCAGGTGACTACTCATTATACGATATGTTTAATCTTATCGTTGCCACAGATGACTGTACTGATACTAGTGATCTTGGAAAACTTTCGCTCATTGCGGAAATTCTTCCTTTGGATCGCCAGTATGATGTTACAGCGAAAGTTCCCAGGAACGTTGTAGCTCTGAATTTATCTTCAGACCAAGCCTTCACTGATAGTGTGGCTTCGGCGTTAAATTTCGATGAGTCAGTTTTGGCTGGCTTCACTGTGTCTAACGCCTCTGGTGTCTACACGCTCCCTTGTGGAACTTATCTTATCATCGCAGAGGTATCCTTCAAAGATACTTCAATAGAGGCCTTTTCGACCTTTGTTGAAATTAAGAAGGATGGCGCTTCACTTTCTCCACCTGTTGGCTCAAGCAGCGCGATGCAATCGGCTGCCGCGAGCATCAACCTCGAGAACTCTCTCACTTGTGTGGTTTCTTCGGCAACGTCATTCACTATTGAAGTCGAATGTACGTTAGGAGGTACTGCTGGTACTCTCACCGCTCGCGGTGACAATTGCCGGCTGACCTTCTTGGCTATGTAGAGGTAGACTCAAGATAGAATTTGGTATGGTTCTGTCACGGATTGTTTTAACACATACTAACAGCGATTAAACTATGAATGTCCAAGGGTTGGACTTTCTATGTTTATTCACCGGTCGAACTAGTTGTATAATTTATTATACGTAATTCGAGAAGACCTTAATCCCTGGTGGGGGAATAAGAACTCGGTGTTATAATTATTGTGACAGTACATGTGTTCCAGAAATGGCGACTAGGTATTCAATTGAAATAGAGCGAATGCACGGGTAACCGTGTTCCCTACGGGGAGGCCTTATCCTAATTAATTAGGATGCAATCGTAAAGTTAATGTACGACTACAATGTTATAAGATTGGGGGTTGGCGAAATACCCAAGTCAACTCTTATTCTTTCCACTATCCTTAGATGGACAGGTGGTGAATGAACTGGATTGCCTTGAGATTTTTCTCAGTGTAATTGGTGTTCGTGGGTTCCGTACGTGAAAGTAATTTCATGTATAGGTAAAACCATC